AGAATCAGTATGTACAAGACTGGTCTCATCCACATTGACAACTGGTGCTCGCGCGTCATGCAAAAACTCAATGAAGCCGCTACTGGTGGTGAAATTATGACGCCTGAAATTGTGCGTGAGATCGTGTCTCTCAGAGATGAAGGACGTGAGCTCACAGACCTCTACCGTCTCAATAAAGAGTGCTCTCCCATTCTTCACAAGTATTTGTCACAGCTCGATGAGCTTTGCACCCACTGTTCGGCTGCCATTCACATGGCCAAGGGTGGTAGGGCTCCCCCTGCTTGCCTTATTCTTACCGGTGACCCTGGTGTTGGTAAGACATACCTCACCAAGATTATTATCAATTACATTTGTGCTGCTTGTATGACGCGCGAGAGGGCTGAAGAGCTTGGCTGGATCTTTGACAGTGAACTGTTCTCGAAAGGGATCAGTGAATACTGGAATGGATATGCTAAGCAGTTTGGTGTGGCCATTGACGATTTTGGCCAAGCCATTCCCAGTCCCGGACAGGACAACGATTTTATTGATATCATCCGTATGGTCAGCTGCTGGGCTTTCCCGCTCAACTTTGCCGACCTCTTCAACAAAGGCAAGAACTTCTTTGACTCCAAACTTGTGCTGTGCACAACAAATCTCGACAACATCGACAATTGTCTTGCCGTGATTGCTGAGCCCAATGCACTCACTCGGCGATTTGACTTCCCTTACAAGGTTGTACTTAACGACGAGTTTGCCATTCAACTCAACGGTCAACGCGCTATCAACGTTCCTATGGTCGAAGCCTACGCTGAAAAGCATGGCGACTACCCTTACCATGCCTGGACTCTTTTCAAGCACAAGTTTGCTGTTGGTCCTGAGGCCGCAACGGATTATAGTCGCTCGTATGGACTCCAGGAGGTTATGGACGCCGTCATTTTCAGAATCAATAACAACAAGAACCACTACGCCACAAATGTCGAGAACATTAAGCGCATGGTCAAGGCCCGTTACGGTATTAAGGATGATGGCTACAAAGCCGAGGGTGGTGTTCCCACTCCCCCCTCCGATGATGATTTTGTTGACTCTGAATGTGACCAGACATGGTTCAACCACGCTTCCGCGCTTCTGGACACTGCTGGGCTTCGTGCTAAACATGCTATCGCCCCTTGTCTTTCTTCCCTCGCCAATCTCGCCTTCCGGGTCAAGGATGAACTGGTTGGTCTCACGGCCAGCTGGAACAAACTGGCCCAACAACCCATATTTATTGCTTTGCTTAACGCCACGGCTATGCCAGTCGTCATGCTTGGTATGGCTTGGGCTTCTGGCAAGCTCATGAACTGGCTTGCTCCCACAAAGTCCCAGAAGAAGAAACAAAAGCTCCGCACCAAGGAGGCTCTTAGGCGCAAAGATGGTCTTGATGATGAGCTTACCGCTCAAATGATAGACATCTTTGAGCCACAGATTTCCAGGTTGTCCAGGAGACTGAAGGAACGTATCAGGTCGTCAGGAGATTTACTCCTGGAGCCCTGCTGCGCGCTTACAATCGCATTATGGGCATTACGGATCAGTCCAATATTCCTGAGGGCCCCAGATTTGCCATCCGAAAAGTTACGGCTAACCACATCATGGAGGCTGATGCAGAGCCCCAGGCTGACATTTATGGTGACGACATCGCCAACGTCGCTTTCAAGAACCTCGTCAAGATCGAGGCACATGATGGAGGCCGTGTCCTTAACATTGGACATTGCCTCTTTGTCAATGGTGAGGCTGCTATTATGCCCAACCATTACGACTTTGAATTTAAACGTGCCCTTTCTGATGAGACTCTTAGTGGAGCCACTATTCTCAAATTCATCAATATTTCATATCCAAAGCTCAACGTGTCTCACAATCTCACTGATTACCTGGAATTTCCCCGTACTGGGGTTGAACAGGATGATGTGATGTGTGTCAAGATTCGTAACATGAGAACCCACCGCAACATCACTCACTTGTTTGTTTCAGACAGTGATATTCAAACTCTCACTAGAC